GGTAGTGACGAACATCAGACAACCGTGATACGAACTCGCGAAATCGAACACGTGTTGGCTTATGAACCCACAAAGAAGCATACAAACCATTCAAAATAGCTTGTGTACGCTCTGCACCGTGCATATGCAAATAGGATAATTGCGCAAAGAGCTTATCAAAATTGGGAAGGCCAACGAAACAATCAAACTCGCTGGACCAAGCAATAGTCTTACCGAAGAAAACTTGGCTAATAATTGACTCACTGTCAACAGACAGGTCATAAGTTATGCCAAGCTCAGCTGCATTTTGCTTTAATTCCTCAAATGATATAACATACTCTCCGCGCATGTTGAGATTAAGATCATCGCCGAAAATATCGGTCTGATTGACCAACCACCACTCTGTAAAATCGAAACCGGCCCGAATTACGCTATAAGCGACTACGACCATGGTGACGATACAGTTATCAATTGTAGTGTTCAATGAACCCGAAGGGTTTCCATGCTCCTTAAAATACAAAGAGCCGAAGCCATCAACGAGATGAGCATTGATAATCCCATCATACAAGCGACGAACAACATCAGGATCAGAATGCAACCTGGCTCTGAACTCACACACAATTTGCATGAGGAGCGAACAGATTGAACGATCAAACTTAGCGCCGTCGACGCTCAAAAATTTGTCAAATAGGGAGCGCTTTTTACACCAGGCGGTAAAACCGCCGTACTCAAGCACTTCACCAACCTGAAACAAACCAGCCTCAATGAATGAGCGATTCTGTTCAGTAAAAGCTATCTGACATGCCAATAGAAAATCAATCGGAGCACACTGTATCGTGCGAACTCCGCCCTTGTTGACCTTTGCCACAGGGAGCAATTCTTTCTTTGGAAAAACATACCAAATAGGAACAGCTGGCGACGTACCATCAAGATACATCATTGCATTGTCATGAACGGTTCGAAAATCATAAGCCAAAACATGACCCTTGGTATCGTAAACAGAATTGTACGGAAAACCAGGCGATGACTTCATCTTAAACTCGCTCAGAGCTGCACCAACTGGGCAACAATGGGATAAACAAACTTTCTTGGATAAAATTGAAAAAACCTGAGCACACGCTTTCTGTAAAACAGAGGAATCAAACTTCTCTGTAGTCGGAAGGAAAAACGGCTCAAGGTTATCAAACACACCTCGCTTCGAAAAATTGGGGGAAGCATACAAAAATTCAAACGGAAAAATGTCTGGAACCTCAGCCAAAGGAAAAATAGTCTTAGGTTGAGGTTTATAAAATACAAACCGATTTACGCCACACTCCACATCAAGTGAGTACTGTTTTCGTACAGTTTCCCATAATACAGGGTACTCACTGGGGAAATATGGCGTCAACGGAGTAAAAAAGACTTGATCGTAAGCATGGGCAAATAGCAACAAGTTGCACCCTTTGCACGATCATCCGAAGAAACATGAATGCCCACAAGTTTGTGTTTCTCGCTCGCCAATGAAGGCGAATTCAATACGAGGCCACCACAATCTCCGGGAAAAGAGGTAATGCTATACAAGCCGTCACCAACAAACATCCCATCGGCGTCCTTGGGGCCAATAATCAATTTGGCACTTCCACGAGACGTCTGAGAAGAAATAGGGCACTGAGAACCAGCCGACAGCCCAACGACATTGACAGGTACAGCATAAAAACCTCCATGTTCAACACCGGACTGCTCAGCCGAGCAATGAGGATGCTCTGACAAAGTGACACGAACACCATTAATCATCACGGCATCTTCATTATGATGATCCAACACAATAAGCGTTGAACCCCACTTTAAAGCCCAAAAAATTTGGTGCCGGTTCATGTCAAAAACGGGAACCTGCATAGCCTCCCAGCTGGCACGCGCAAACTGCGGCGTAAAGCCAAAACCTTGGGGGCATTGCAACTTCGAGCAACTCACACGCTGGGGGCCGTGGGAATAATTCTCCCAAAACTTGCCATGTGCCTTTTGGGCACTAGCACCGCCTTTACCAGCAGAACGCTGCAAATAAAAACACTTGCCGCAAACAGATGATCCCTTTCGGAAACAAATGCCCTTGCAAGCAGGGGTGGCACACTTTGGCTTTCCCTTCACGTTGCACGCACGGCATGTGAGATAATTCTCAGCACACATATTGTCACAAGACTTGCACTTGTGGCTGCCTTCAGACTGCTTCTTCTGAGCCACAGGGGGCTCAGTGGCAGAACAACCACAGATGTGCGCACAATTTCTGTCCTTGCAAGCAACACCACACGGACCTGTTGCGTGCTTCAAACCACAGTAATGAATACATGTGGGAACACGAGCAACAGTTGCTGATTGCGCATTCTTACGCGAACGACGTTTTCCGTACCTGGCGCCTGAGCCCTCATTTTGAGCGGCATCATAGGCAGCCATATACTCAGTTTCATCATCGGACTCACCGCCCAAATCAGCAAACACATCATGATCAGCATCAGGACGCATGTGGGGATTTTTCTGAAAAAATCTTTCCATGTTTTCAGGATCATCCGATTTCGGCGTAACGCCGTCCTCTTCATAATCAATCCACGTCACACGCTTCTTAGCGTGACCACGAGACTTTCCCTGCGGTTTCTTGGGCGCCTTGCACTCAGTAAAATGTATGCAATGGTGACCACCACATTCCAAGTTGCAACTAGCAACAGCACTCGAATCAACGAGGCCTGCAAGCTTAGCTGGACAATCTTTCATGTGGATACAACCGCGAGTAACACCTTGATCAGGCGCCTTCTCAACGGGTGCCGCAAAAGACCAGAAACCCTGAGCATTAAACAACATACCTGCCGCTTTACGTTTTTCAACATCAGCAGTTAATGCCGCAGCTTTCAGAGCCGGCTTCAACGGAACAACTTTTGGCGATTCAGGTGCCTTGGCCACAGGGGGCTCAGCATCAACATCAGACTTCAAAAGCTTGTACAAAGCACCTGCCACCACACCAGCGGAACCTAATCCAACAATGGCTTTGGCAACAGGATGATCAGGCATCAAGCCGGCCAGAGACGCAATCGCTGAGTTCCCAACACCACGAGCCCGCGCATAAGCTGCGGAGAACTTGGGTGGAATACCCCAAAGACGATTCGACGCATCAGGACGAACAAGGGCAATCAAATTGCCTTGCACCTTCAGATAACACTGGCAGGCATTGGCAATACGTGGTGCCACATTCCTACCACAAACCCAAAAGTCTTGACCGGGAGTTTGCTTTGCCAAAATATGATGTTGGCAATACACCTGCGGGACAGTTTGAGCAGCAAACCTAGCCGTGGCTGCAATAGCAGCCATGAACTGAGTTGCAAACTTCAATTTCTTTGACGCAGCTTTGTCATCATCAAAATACAAAGATGCCCACGCGAGCGCAATGGTACCAGCTTCAAAAAGCTTGTCACCACCTGCAAGCACAGCAGGAGCATCATTGATGGAATTAGCAAACCCCATAACAACAGGAGCAGCCCCAGCAGGAGCAGACGCCTCCGGAAAATCTTGTTGCTCATCATCATCGATAACAACTTGACCTTCATCCGGCTGTGACGAAATAGCACGCCAGGCCGACTCAACCGAAGTTAACGCACGAGCTGCGACACGCGCAGCAACGCCGTCTTCAACGGGAGCTGGAACCTCTGGGGCCACAACCTTAACAGGTTGAGTGTCCGCAATTGCAGCATAAAGCCTACTCGCAATACGATCATCTGACTCACCAGCCCGACGACCATGGAGCTCACTTGCCATCTTCTTTCTTCTGTCATCATTGTTCAGCTCTTGAGAGAGCTGATCCGACAGAGACTGACGATTGGCCTGCTCCGCTGCAAAACGACGACGATTAGCGTCATCCAAAATCGCAGCCTGCTGCTCAACAAGAGTAGCATCAGCATGCTCGGACGAAATCGCCTCATTTACAGCATCACGAGAGGAACCCTTGGCAACAACGACTCTTTTCACTTCATACTTGGAATCATCATCACAATGGTACAGTTCGTTGAACTCACAAACAAGAGCAGTGCTCTTCGGTGCCTGGGGAGGCATATCAAACTCATCGATATCCTCTTCTTCCAGGTGCCTACGCAGACGCTGCTTCAACCATCTGGGGCACCACGGGGCAGCTTGACCTTCCTCCATGGGCTCCAAACGGGCCAACGTTGCCTCCAAATTGAGTCTGCCATCATCATATGTTATGTGATGAGGCAACAACCAAAACTTCTTGGGGCAGCGATAAAACCATGCAACAGCCATTCGCTCGATAAAACACGAACTTTGTGAGCGCAACATGATGCCATTCAGGCAACCACGGTCGCAAACAAGGGCACGCTGTGAAAACTTGAACTTGCCGGGGGAATTGGGCAGGCCGCGAATCATTTCGCCGCTCCACTTTCCTTCCACACACTCGTGCAAGCACTGAACACGAAGATAAAAATAACTGTGCTCAATAGACTCACCCTTCTTGTTGACACGGGGGAGGGCCAACTTGGTCAACTCCTCAACAATCTCATTATGGCCTTCGCCGCGCAAACGCGCAGCTATATCCTCATGAGAACCTTCAGCATGCTCACTTGAGCATGAGGCTGCAGCACCTGCAGCACATGAGCTCGATGCAGATGCACTCGAGCATGAAAGTGTCGACGACCCTGAGCCAATAGGGCCCAAGGATGAAACGGCAACACGGGGGGCATCACTCACAGAGGAGAGTGCCAATGCCGCAGAAGGCCCAAACGCTTGACGCGCGGCCTCCTGAACGGAAACATAAACTGCCGACGGCACAGAGACCGGGGCAGGAAGAACACGTGCAAGACTAGGAGCCTGACCAGGCTTCACACTAGCTTGCAGCTGCTTCGATGCAGCAACACGAGACGCTTCGCGCTCACGAGCAAATGCCTGAGGATCGACGCCACTTCTTGACGCCGCCACAGCCGCATAACTCGCCACCGCTGACGTAGCACCAGATACTGCAACAGATGCCATATCAGAAATATGCACAAAAT